TGCTAGTGGAGGGAGGGAGGCGCAGCTATCTTCTGTTGCTGGCTTGTCTCGCGTCTTGTTTTCTGACCCTTGGACGCATGCCTCTATGGACGAGATGCTTGCGTGGTTGAATGCGCGGGAGTCGTGGTTGCTGTCGGTGTTGAATGGGGGAGAGAAAGAGGGAGGCCAAAATCTCTCTAGTGGTCCAGACGGATGGACTGCCGCGTACGTGGGAGAGATCAAGGACCTCTGCACCCAGGCTCGCAAGGTCGCTGCACCAGACCGACGCGCCTCTCTCGGCGTGGTCATTGCAGAGCACAATCTCCCTCCTGTTGGGGATGAAGAGCTGCCTATTTGTGGCGGACAGGTGTGGTCGCGCTCGGTCATGGGCAAGGGCTTCTGCGATACGTGCTACATGAGGGAGCCGGTGTCATGGTGGTACGAGGCATGCCCGCCATCACCTATGGACATCATGACGGATGCATCCGTCGTTGATTATCTGCTGGTGCGCTATGGACGGCGCATCGCTGGGCCAGGGACGGTGCGTGTGTGGAGGGCAAAGGGATGGCTGCCCAAAGCACCCGTTCGCTTGTCGGGCCGGGTCGCCTCCTATCGGGCGGATGTAGACGATCTGCATGAATACCTGGTTGAGTTAGCAGACCACCGGTCAGACGCCTGCCTGGCGTGAAATTGATCTGGTGAAGGTAGTCTGGACCATCCACTAGCGGCAAGGTTAAGAAAGGGGCTATAGTTAGGAACGTGAGCGGGGATCAACCCTGCCCGGCACTCGACAACAGGCCCGCAACGCAGCCCTCGTTTCATCCCGAGAGAGCGCGTGCGGGCCTGTTGTTTGCGCTCATTCCTATACCCGTACCCGGTAGGGGTATATAGATGTCCACCATCTACGTGCAGGATGCCTGGTGCACCTGCTGAGAGAGGAGTGTCCCAGGTGGGTACTTCTAAGCGGCTTTTCACTGACAAGGACAAGAAAGAACTGGTGCGGCTCTGGGAAGAAGGTATGTCCCGGAATGATATCTGCCGCACGATGGGGCGGGGAGCCGGGACAATTACCTGGTATGCCAAGCAGGCAGGGCTGGACTTTGACCGTAGGGAGTCTCTCGTGAATGCTGTTGAGATTGTTGCGCTAGATCTCGCAGCTCGCCGCGCTGTTGTCGCTGAGAAGCTGATGGGGGTTGTGGAGCGCGCGGTTGAGGAGATTGAGGGCGAATACACGGTTACAGCTGTAGGCATGGTTGGCCCTGGCGAGTCAGACTTCATGCAGAAGACCCTGAAGAAGCCTCCTGCTAAGGAACGCCTGGAAATGGCTAAGCAGATCGCCACTCTGTCCAACGAGTCCACGCGGCTGATTGAGTACGACCGCTCCAAGGATGCGGGTGCTCACGAGGCTAAGGGCATGCTGCTGGAGTTCGGCGCGTATGTCACTGCTGTTGCTGAGCAGATGGAGACAGATGTCGACCCGGAGGGCGAGTGACTGGGAAGAGCCCGCTTGCTCCTAAGCAGGTTCTCTCCATTGCTCAGAGTCGGCGGCACTACATCTCGATCTGGTCTGGAGCTGTTCGTTCGGGCAAGACGATTGCCTCATTGTTTGCCTTCTTGATTGCGATTGCTGAGGCACCCGAAGAGGGCGAGATCGTCATCACTGGGCGAACGCTCCAGACGATTGAGCGCAACATCATCAACGTCCTGCAAGAACAGGGCAAGTTTGGTCTCGTAGCTAAGAACGTCAAGCACGTGCAGGGTTCTGGCTCTGCTTGGATCCTAGGCCGGAAGGTTTCGCTGATCGGGGCGAACGATGCGCGGGCTGAGGAGAAGGTGCGCGGCCTGACCGTGTCTCTGGCCTATGTGGACGAGATCACACTGGTCAGTCAGCAGTTCTGGAACATGCTCACCACTCGTCTGTCTGTCATCGGTGCGCGCCTGCTGGGGACGACTAACCCTGACAGCCGGTCTCACTGGTTGCGCAAGGAGTGGATCACCCAGGCGTCCGAGAAGGACATCGGGCACTGGCACTTCACCATTGACGACAACACCCACCTTGACCCGGCATATGTTGCGCGGCTGAAGTCGAACTACACTGGCCTCTGGTACAAGCGGTTCATCTTGGGCCAATGGGTGCAGGCTGAGGGCGCCATCTATGACATGTGGGACCCAGACCGGCACGTAGTGTCTGCGTTGCCTGCGATCCGCCGTCGCCTTGCGGTGGGGGTGGACTATGCGACATCGTCCGTCTTTGCAGCGTTGGGGTTGGGGATAGGGCAAGATGGAGTCCTGTACCTGACCAATGAATATCGCTACGATGCCAAGGCGCAGGGCAGACAGAAGACAGATGCCCAGTACTGGGGCTCGCTGAAGCAATGGGTCGACACGGAAGACATTGAGCCTCAGTTCTGGGTGGTTGACCCGAGTGCTGCATCTTTCATCAATGAGATGTACTACGACGGGACGACTGCATACAAGGGTGACAATGCCGTGATCGATGGCATCCGGCTGCTCAGTACGCTACTCAGTAATGGGCAACTCAAGGTTCACTCCAGTTGTACAGGGTGGATCTCTGAAGTCACTGGGTATGTCTGGGATGAGAAGTCTGCGCTGCTCGGGATTGAGAAGCCTATCAAGGCCGACGACCACTCGCTAGATGCTGGGCGCTATGCGATCAAGACGACAGAGAAGTACTGGCAGAACGACCTTGCGCTGCCAGTCATGGCAGCAGCCTAATCAACAAAGGAGCAATGATGTTCGCGCTACTTGCCCTGCTGTGCTTTGTGCTCGACCTGTTCAAGGTGGATGTCGACTTCTCGCTGGTCTCTCTGGGGCTTGCGTTTGTCGCCGTCCATCTGCTCGTGGGGCTGTGGCCTCTCGACGGCGCGCGGCTCCGTCGGCCGTAATACAACTACAAAGGAAGGGCGGGTCACATGCCGTTGCCCATCGGTGGCACTTGGCCGCCTGAGAATCTCGGTCCGGCATACAACAAGTGGAACTCCTGGTCTGCCTGGTACTCAGGGGATGCTGATCAGCTGAGCTCTGCGTATGGCGGATCGGTTGTGTACACAGGAGGTTCAGCAGGAGGCTTCTTCAACTCCGAGTCGGGTGGGGGCAGACCTGGCGTTGCGCAGAGGATCTCGCGTTGGTTCTGGGGCGCCAAGGTTCCTATTGGTGAGACCAGGACCAAGATGCACATCCCCATTGCAGGGGACATCGCTGCTATCTCTGCGGACCTTCTGTTTGCTGATGCAATCAAGGTTGTTGCGGCCCCTGATAGCAACCCTGCGACACAAGTGCGGCTGGACGGCTATCTGTCTTCTGGTCTACAGACGCACTTCAGGGAAGCAGCAGAGGTCGATGCCGCGATGGGAGGGGTGTATCTGCGGGTTGTGATTGACCCGGATGTACAGACGCAGCCCTGGGTCGACATGGTCCAGCCTGAGAACGCGGTGCCTGAGTGGAGGTATGGCCGTCTCGTTGCTGTGACATTCTGGAAGCTACTCAGCAAGGAGAATGGCAAAGTTCTCCGGCACCTGGAGCGGCACGAATCGGGGGCCATCTTCCATGGCCTGTACTCGGGCAACGACGATGAGCTGGGGCGAGTGATCCCGCTCACAGAGCATCCCTACACTGCGGGCTTTGTGGACTCCTTGACTGCCGAGGACTACATTGAGACGGGCATCACCAAGCTCACTGCAGTGTACGTTCCCAACATCAAGCCCAACCGGGTCTGGCGCAATAACTCCTCTCTGATCCATTTCGGCCGGTCTGACTTTGATGGCATTGAGCCGATGATGGATGCGCTGGATGAGGTCTGGTCCTCCTGGATGCGAGACATCCGTCTGGGCAAGGGGCGGGTTGCTGTTGATCAGAACATGCTTCAGTCGAACGGGCGGGGGCAGGGTGCGACTCTTGATCTGGACAAGGAGATCTTTGTTGGCGTGCCGCTGGGGCCTAGTGCTGCCCAGTCAATCACTCCCATCCAGTTCCAGATTCGGACGGCTGATCACGACCGCGCGTGCCAGGCGCTGATCGAGCAGATCCTGCGGTCGGCGGGGTATTCCTCACAAAGCTACTCGGACAGCAACTCAGCCCCAGCAACTGCTACTGAGATCTCTGCTCGTGAGCAGCGCTCGCTGTCCACGCGTGGGCAGAAGATCAATTACTGGGCCCCTGCGATCCGAGATATCACGCAGACGATGCTGATGATGGACAACTCCTTCTTTGGGGCGGGGGTATCTGAGGAGCCTCCCGCTGTAGAGTTCAGCGATGCGGTCTCTGAAGACCCACAGAATGTTGCTACTACCTTGAACATGTTGTCCAGTGCTCAGGCGGTTAGCACGCAGACCAAGGTCCAGATGCTACATCCGGACTGGAACGAACAAGCAGTAGCCGAGGAGGTCGCACGGATCTCTGGCACTGATGCACCGATCACTGTTGAATAGATTGGCCGACCAGGCGTTGGCCTGCAATGACCCCAGGAGGGTAACCCACATGAAGAAGAACTGGACCCGCGAAGAGATCATGGCCATCGGCAACATCACTGCCTCTGACGTGGTTGACACGGAAGAGCAGGAAGATGCCGATACCGAGCAGGAAGACACTGGTGCTGAGACCGACGCCCAGGATGGCGCGGACAAGGATGCTGGTGCGGTAAGTCCTGAGGTTGCCAAGCTGCGCCGCGAGAACGCCGGATGGCGTGTCAAGCTGCGTGAGCAGGAGACCAAGGATGCTGCCTTCCGCAAGGCAATGGCCAAGGCTCTGGGTATTGGAGACGACACAGAGGTGGACGCGGACAAGCTCACGGGTGAGCTGACTGCCGCACAGGCCACTGCACGACAGAAAGACGTTGAGCTCGCAGTCTTCAAGGCTGCGGCGAAAGCGGGCGTTGATGGAGATGCGCTGCTGGACAGCCGGTCCTTCCTCGCCAGTGTTGCTGACCTCGATCCCTCGGATGCAGACTTCAGCACCGCAGTGACCCAGGCGGTCACAACTGCGGCCAAGGGCATGAAGACCACAACCGCTCGCAAGACGGGTGGTGACTTCTCTGCTGCGTCGGGTGGGGGAGCCGCACAGTGGTCTGAGGCCGACCTCAAGAAGGCCAAGCCCGAAGACGTGGTCAAGGCTCGTGAGAAGGGCCTGCTCAACAAGCTCATGGGTCAGTAACAAACCCTCCTACTCGCACTAAGACAAGGACAAGAAATGGCAATTGGTCACTTCATCCCCCAGATCTGGTCCGCCCAGATCCAGGTGGCTCTTCACAAGGCTCTGGTGTTCGCCCAGGAAGGCGTGGTCAACCGTGACTACGAGGGCGAGATCTCCCAGGCTGGTGACACGGTCCGGATCAACTCGATCTCCCGGCCGACCATCGGCACCTACGTTCCCAACGTGACCTCGATCACGCCGGAGAACCTCACCTCTGCGCAGCGGCAGCTGGTCATCGACCAGGCCAAGTACTTCGCGTTTGAGGTGGACGACGTGGAAGCGCGTCAGGCCCAGGGCAACGTCATGCCCGTCGCCATGGACGAGGCTGCGTATGGTCTCGCTGACCTGGTTGACCAGTACATCGCCGCGATGTACACCAGTGTTCCTGCTGGCAACCAGGTCGCTGCGGGTGCTGCAGTTGCGGTCGCGGCTGGTACTCCGACCGACGCCTACGACAAGATCATCGTGCCGCTGTCGATCGAGCTGGACGAGGCCAATGTGCCGAGCGAAGGCCGCTGGCTCGTGGCTCCGCCGTGGCTGCACGGTCGGCTCCTGCTGGACGGTCGGTTCGTCAAGGCCAACGAGTCCAACTCGGATGCCCTGCGCAACGGGCAGGTCGGTGATGCTGCTGGCTTCAAGATCCTGAAGTCCAACAACGTCGTGAACGTGACCGGCGACGACTACGCGATCATGGCCGGTGGCCCCAAGGCCATCAGCTACGCAGAGCAGATCAACAAGGTCGAGGCGTACCGGCCTGAGTCGGCGTTCTCGGACGCTGTCAAGGGCCTGCACCTCTGGGGCGCCAAGGTCGTGCGGCCGGAGATGCTCGCCTATGCTCTGGCCTCGCAGACGTAAGCAGCTGCTCAATCTCGCGGGCCAGGGGTGCGAAGGTACAGGTAAAGCTGCCCCTCTTCTGGCCCGCGCCCTCCGTACGTTCTCTTGCTAGAAAGGAACAGCAACAATGGCACGTACCGCAGTTGCATACTCCAACCTCGTGGCCAACAGCTCCTTTGCCGATCCGGCCGGGACCGCTGTTGATGCCACCAACCACCACGTGATCGCTGCGTCTGAGCCGGAGCGCACCCTGCTGCGGGTGACCAACACTGCCTCGGCCACCAAGGTGATTACTGTCAAGGCTGGTGACAACCCGCCTGCTACCGCTGCGTCGCTGGGGGATGCGACCTACACCCTCGGCATCGGCAACGTCACGACCACGGTGGTCTGGCTGGGCCCGTTCGAGTCTGGTCGGTTCATCCAGGACGACGGCACGATGCTGGTCGACATTGCCTCTGGGCACACCGGCACCATCACCGCCTTCAAGATTCCCAAGAGCCTGTAGCAGTACGGGCACGGCAAGCGCAACTACAAGCGGAAGCGAGACAGCTGTGGCTGATGAAGTGCAGGAAGTCCCCGAGAAGGAATCTGTTGTGCTGCGGGGCGAGAACGGCGTGGAGCAGAAGCACGATCTGCCCCTGTCGAACGGCGTCCGGGACATGCTGATCAACGGCCATGTGTCCGTTGTGTCGGACGACCCGGAAGAGCAGGAGCGGCTTACCAAGGAGCTGTCCCGTGACCCGCATGAAGAGGTCACTCGGGTACAGGCCCTGGGCGGCGCGCTCCAGACGGGCAAGGAGGTTGTGACCGACGATGGCAAGCCGGTTGTGATCGCCAATGCCAATCCCACTGTCGACTCTGATCCCAGCCAGGTGCTGGCCAGTGAAGAGGTCGAGCTGGAAGAGGACGAGCCCGAGGTCAAGACCACCAAGCGCAACCGCCGGTAGAGGGAGGGGTCGTCATGGCCTATGCAACAACGGACGACCTTGCGGAGTTCCTGGGACTTGACGACCCGCCCTCGTGGGCCACTGATGCGAAGATGGCTCGTGCCTCTGACATCGTGGACCGCTACCTGATCGGCTCTGTCTATGACGTTGATGGGGATGGACTTCCTACAGATACGGCGCAGGCAGCGGCGATCTTGCGGGCGACATGTGCCCAGG